CGTTCATGCAAACTGCACCGCCGATCATCAATCCAGCATTGCAAAAGCTAACCGAGCGGCGAACATTTGGCGGCGTCGTGGTGTTACAATCGTGGTCAGCATCAACGATGACAGCGGCTGAGGCTCTGGCTTATGCAACCGCAACCATGACAGATATCGCGAACGCAATTGGGCCATTTCTAGATCAGGCTGTTGCGGTGAAGCAGTACGACTCGATCATCTCAGCCACAACATGGTTGACCAGTAACCTAACAACCTACAGGGCAGAGGGCGGGCAAGCCACAGCCTACCGTGATGCGGTCTGGCAAGCGTTCTACACAACCGTTGCGGCAGTACAAGCCGGCACTCAGCAAGTGCCAACGAAAGCCGCATTCTTTGCACAATTCCCACCACTCTGGCCACCACCACCATCCAACGGAAACGGGCCTCTTGTATGATCTTTGCAACCATCGCGGCCCTTGTCCTATGCTTTGCACCGCCATTCGAGGCCGTTGTGGTCAGCGTCCACGATGGCGATACAATCACCGTCAGGACCGACGAAACAATCAAAATTCGCATCAACGGAATCGACGCGCCTGAATTGAAACAACCGTTCGGACAAGCCTCAAAGCAAGCCATGTCAAGACTTGTCTACGGGAAAACAGTCACGGTCAAGCCGGACAAGAAAGACCGTTATGGGCGGCTCTTGGCACGTGTCGAAATCGGTGGTAAAGATACCAGTTTGACGATGGTCGAGATGGGCATGGCACATTGGTATCAACAATATGCCAAGCGTGATATTGAATTACAATCCGCACAAACTAAAGCCAAATCAGCCAAAATAGGTATCTGGAGCGATCCTAATACTATTGCGCCTTGGGAATACCGGAAGAAAAAAAAGGAGGCGACAAAATGAACGACTGGATAGGCCAAATCAATCGTGCTCAGGCACGTAAGACAGCGATAAGAGCCATCGGAGCGGGCCTTTTGGCTGTTCTGGGCGTGATTGCAAGCGATGCGCCGTTATATGTCTCGGCAGCAACGCCAGCCGGTATTATCCTCGCTTTTGTCATTGTTCAGCTGCAAAGCTACCTCTCAAGCGGAATCAATCCGCCCGAGGGCAAATAGAATGCAAACGCCTGATATTCCGGCTTCCTCTGATTATTCCATTCTCAGCATCCCGCTTTATGGCTTATCTTCCATCTGGATACTCGCAGAAGTTGCAATCCAGCCGGAGGAATCAGTCGTGGTAGCTCTAATCAAAACAATCCCGGCCATATTTATGGCAATAGCCGGCGTAATTCAGGCGGTCCAAGTGATTAGCCTAAAACGTGAAAAGATGGCGTTCGAACGGGAATTAAAACTCAAAGAATTTGAGCGACGATTTCCCAACCCGGATTAAATTCCCTGATGTTCCCGAAAACTGTTTCGGGAACATACTTCCATACTCTTTGAAATAAGGCAATCACCATGCTTATCGAGACAGCCATTGCGACGGTTCTTGCATCGAACTGCAATCAATACAAATGCCAGACGGCTTATACGGCTGCGATCACCAGCACTGCACCAAGCAACCTTAAAGCCCTGACGGTCTATACCGTTATCACGCCATGCGGATCGAATGGCCTAATCTATTCGCGATCGCGACCGGGCCGGATCACTCAGACAAGAATCCTAAGATGCAAATGAGTGAAAACCGAACCGTCAAGGAATCCTTGACAGATGACGAGTCACCACCCCCACCACTAACAGGCGGGCCGGTGGGTTTTCCGATAGCGTTCGCCCTGCTCTGGCCAATGTTTCGGTTGATCGTTGTCCCACTGCTACGCAAGGTTCTGCCAGCCCTGCTCCGCAAGATTGCCGACACGCTCGATTCGGGCGAGCCGGGCACGATTAGCGAAGATGACCTGATGAATCTTGTGGACAGCCATAAGCAAGCCATGCAAGGACATTTTGAAAGCCACAAACCGTGATGATCAGGCTGATTGCGGTACTCTTGATCGCTTTATCCGGCTGCACGTTCACCGTGAATTGCGGATGCAGCACGCCAGCCGTGACACCAGTCGTGACGCCAGCCGTCACGCCAGTCGTGACTCCATCGGTGGAGCCATCGGTGGAGCCGGTCAAACCGCCAGAAACGATTGCCAGTGGCGTCAAGTGGTTCATTGTGATCGTTGACCCTTCCGACATTTCGCAAGCGATCTGGCGCACCGACAGGAGCCTGCGAGATGCTTTGAGTGCCAAGGGTGTACAAATCCGCTCATACGTATCGACCGAGGAAGATCTGGATCAGCTTGGATACCGTGCGACGGTACGGGGCGTGGGTGTGCCTTGCGTGATACTTCAGGATGCGAACGGCAAACTGGTCAGGGCAATACGACCGACCACCCTGGCGGACGTTGTGGCGATTGCGGAGGCCATTCGATGATTATCACGGGCGATTGCCTTGAAGTTATGAAGACGCTGGACGCAAGTTCGATTGATGCGATTGTGACCGATCCGCCATACGGTTTATCGTTTATGGGTAAGGATTGGGATAAGGGCGTACCCGGTGAAGCGTTCTGGCGTGAAGCCTTGCGAGTTGCCAAGCCCGGCTGTCACCTCTTGGCAGCGGGTGGCACTCGAACATTTCACCGACTGACAGTTGCGATTGAAGATGCGGGATGGGAAATTCGTGATTGCGTTATGTGGGTGTACGGCTCGGGCTTTCCAAAGTCGCACAATATTGGTAAAGCAATAGACAAGGCAGTGGGAGCGGAGCGTGAGGTAGTTGGCAAAAGAGAACATCCCACACTAAAAGATAAGAGCAGGGTAGATAGGCAAGGTAGATTACCTAATCACGGATCTAATGATTTTGCTGATGAGTGGGATATCACCGCACCCGCCACCCCCGAAGCAGCACAGTGGGACGGCTGGGGCACTGCCTTAAAGCCCGCTTGGGAGCCATTCATTCTAGCCCGCAAACCGCTGAACGGCACGGTAGCAAACAACGTGTTACGGCACGGGTGCGGCGGGCTGAATGTGGACGGGTGCAAGGTTGGGACGGAAACAAGAGTGACATTTCAAACCGGAACGACGGGGGCTGGTAGAATGCGAGCCTGTAACTTGGTTGATCGTGGCGACGGCAAAACACCCGATGGCAGATGCCTTGAAACGGCATTGAAATATGTAGCTAAATCAAAAAATGGCCAGCCAAAAGTAGTTTCAGGCCGCTGGCCAGCCAACGTGATACACGACGGCAGCGATACGGTTGACTTCATGGGTAAATCCGCCCGATTCTTCTACACCGCCAAGGCTAGTCGATCCGAACGCGAGGCAGGGCTGGACGGGATGGAAGAACGAAACAGGCTCGAAGACGTTGGCGATAAGTGGACTACAGTTGATCGAAGGGAAGGCCGCAAATGCAACACGAAAGCCCGTAACCACCACCCCACAGTCAAGCCCACAGCGTTAATGCAATACCTTTGCAAACTGATAACACCACCAGACGGCACAATTCTTGACCCGTTTTGCGGCTCAGGATCCACCGGCGTGGCGGCAATTCGTGAGGGGTTCAACTTCATCGGCATCGAGTTAAATCCCGAATATGCCGAAATTGCCAAGCGTCGCATCAAACACGAACGCAATCGAATGCCATTGTTGGAGGCTATTCGATGATTATTACAGGCGATTGCCTTGAGGTTATGAAGACGCTGGAAAATAAATCAGTCCAGACGTGCATCACATCTCCACCCTACTGGGGCTTGCGGGATTACGGCGTTGATGGGCAGATGGGTTTAGAGAACACGCCAGAGGAGTACGTTGCCAAGATGGTCGAGGTGTTCCGCGAGGTGCGGCGTGTATTGAGAGATGACGGCACGTTATGGCTGAATTTGGGCGATAGTTATGCCGGAAGCGGACGTGGGTTGATGGGTGACGGAACGCCGTCCGACCGTGGAGAGGCAAAACAAGGGACAAATCGCGGGACAACCGTTGGCATATACGAGCGACCCAAATGGGGATTGAAGTTAAAAGACCTTGTAGGCATTCCGTGGCGAGTCGCATTCGCTTTGCAATCTGACGGGTGGTATCTCAGGCAGGACATCATCTGGCACAAGCCGAACCCCATGCCCGAAAGTGTTACAGACCGATGCACAAAGGCTCATGAATACATCTTTTTGATGAGCAAGTCGGCTAGCTATTACTACAACAATGAAGCCATCAAAGAACCGTCAGCCAACTTGGGTAAGACGGCAATCAAGTTTGGTGGTAACAAGTACGGCAACTCAGACGACACGAAGCATGCAACCAAATCAGGCAACGAATACACCGATACAGGTACATGCAACAAGCGTGACGTTTGGACAGTCTCAACCCGCCCATTCAAAGAAGCCCATTTTGCCACATTCCCACCACAATTGATTGAGCCGTGCGTTAAAGCCGGCTCCAAGGCTGGCGATACTATTCTTGATCCATTCAGTGGCGCAGGCACAACGGGATTGGTAGCGTTTCAACATGAGCGGGAATTTATCGGCATTGAACTGAATCCTGAATATGCCGAAATTGCCAAGCGTCGCATCGAACATGAACGCAATCGAATGCCGTTGTTGGAGGCTATTCGATGAGCGATAACCAACTCTGGCCAGTTCTTGGCGACGAGTGGCGGGGCATGGGCAACAAACCGCCGTCGATTAGTCTCAAACTGGGCTCCAGCCAGCCATTGCCGGACATTCCTGAATCCGAATGGCGGGAATTCGACTACACGAAAGACCCCAGTTTCCCGATCAAGATCAAGGATCAAGGCCAGTCCAACGGATGCAATGGGCACGCTGCGGCAACGTGTTCTGAGGTGGCCAGATGGATAGCGGGCCTACCTTATGAAGACCTATCGCCATGGTATATTTACGCCAATTTGTGCCGTGGATGGGACACGGGATCGAGTATTTCAGATGCTTTGCAATTCCTTGTGTCAAAAGGCGTTTGCAATAGCAAGCACGTTCCATATGGGACGATCAACCCGTCACAAATCAAACCAGACGCGACGACAGACGCAGTCAAGCACAGGATTGAAATAGGCTACACTCTGACGAGTTTCAAAGACCTTTGCATATCGGCACAATTGCGACAGCCGTTTAATTTCTCGATGCCGGTCAATACGGGATTCAATTCACTGGATAAGAACGGTTGTCCGTCTAATATCAGTGGAGAACACAATCATGCCGGTTGCGGTGGCCTTGGAATGAAGCGGGTCAACGGCAAATGGTATTTCCTCTTTCCGAATTCGTGGGGCAATAGATGGGGCATGAACGGCTATGCTTGGATAGGCGAAGATAACCTTGACGGGTGGGGTTTTGACGCCTATTCAGTGATTGCAACACGAGAGGACACAGCGGGTGGGCCGCCTGCGATAAGATGAATACCCCAAAATACGTATGTGTTAAAAAAACACACATCAAGTCACATAAGCATGTTATCATGTATTCTAGGCGATGATATAAGCAAGAGCTTTGTCATAGGAAAACGTAAGTGCAAAACAACGAACTCGAAAGAATATTCAAGCGTGCGGTCGTACCTCGCGTAGACGATATGGACTCTGGCGGATTCTCTGGGTACGCAAGTACGTTCAATTTTCTTGACTACGACAACGATATTATTGCACCTGGTGCTTATGCAGCAGACATACAAAGATTTCTTACCAAAGGATTCATCGGCGGCGTTGGCCACGATCATAAAAATCCA